TTCCCTATACTAACACCACTTTTGGGAAAGGGTAATGTGGTGTCCGCTGCGCGTCACGGCTTAGACCGTGCGCTTAGCGGGTGTGCCGAGCGCGGTGGCGCCCTGGTCGGAAGGTCCCGGGCCGGGCATCACGCGCTTGATGGTGCCATCGGCGAAGATGGCATACTCGTCGCCATTGGCGCTGGTGACGAGGGTGCCCTTGGACGCACCCGTGGCGGCTACGAAGCCGCGTTCGATGTCGGTGATGTCTTGGGGCTCGGCGAAACAATAGCCCTCTGCGTCGACGTCCATCGTCGTGGCGACTGCGGCGGCGGCCGCGGCAGCCGGCCGAGCCTTCGCAGTGCGGTCCATGGCGCCGACCGGATCGCGTCGACCGGGAGCGGCGCAGTTGATGCCCATCTTGGCCGCGCGTGCCATCGACGACACGTGCGACATCGGCATGCCGAAGGCGGCGCTCATCATGGTCAGATGAGACCGCGTGCTGAAGGCCTGCGGGACGGTGTCAAGGACTTCCTGGATGCGATCCATGTCTTCGGTTTCAAGGACGCCGTCAGACACAGTCGCGAACTGCGCTCCGAAGGTCGGGTCAGCCAACTCGTAATGACACACGCACTCGACGAGCAAGGTGGTGCCCAACGAGAGACTGGTGCCGTAGACGACAAGGGCGCCGTAATCCACGGTGCCACCCTGCGAATTGACCCACGCAGTGCCGGTTTGGTTTGAGAACGATGACGCGGTAATCATGTCCTCGATGCTGCGGAAGGCGAACGAATCTGCGTCGACGGGCTTGTAAATTGCCGTAATGCCATCGGATGTGGGCGCAAAGACGGTGTTGGGCCGCTGATCCACCTCGCCAAGCGTGTTGAAGATGCCAGACGTGCGGCCCCACATGCCGTCGGCGTCGTTGCCGACCGTGCCTGGGTTCGACGTGCGTCCTTCCGCGGTCGTTGCCGAACCGCTGTAAAGGTGGGCACCGCGGAGGAGGCCGGCGTTGTCGACGGTGCCGCCGGCATGGGTCACCCGTAGGCCGGCGGCGATAAGTCGGCCCGAGGCGAACGTCTTGAAGGCGGTGCCGGCAATGGGGTTGCCCAAGACGCCGCCAACCACGCCGTAGGACGCGGGCCAGCCGGAATACGGCACGGGTCCAGGGAGGACCGACGGATTGCCCAGGATGCAGTACGGGTCAAACAGGCCAAACTGCGAATTGATCTGGATGATGCCGTTTGCCGGGGCAAGCGTGTTGGCCCACTGGAACCACGTGCCCAGCGCGTACGTCGGCTTGTTGATGTCGGCGGCCATGGCCAACGACGGCGTGACTGGGCTGAGGACGCCGGGGTAAAGCGTGAAGGCCGAAGTACCGACCGGGTTGTTCAGCATCGTCGTCGTCGGGGCGTTCGACATGTTGACCGTCATCAGGGCCTTGTGGTAGACCGACGTGGTCGCGGTGGGCTTGCCGCCGACGACGTGGAGCCGTTCAGGCGGGCAATCGAACGGGAACAAGAAGCACATGATGGCCCGCCGGGCAGGAGGGCGCAGCGCAGCGATACGCCGCACGACCGAAGCCCCGATGGTGTTGTTGAGAGACAAGGTCGAATTGGACCGGAAGGCGCCCGACGGGCCAGCGGTAGCGTTGGCACCCACTAGGCGAGCCTCGGCCTGGCGGCCATTGCGGTTCCGGGCGCGTCCGTTGCTACGGGCCTTGGCGGGCTTCGGGGCAGTTCGTTTGGCCGGCTGAGCCGCCTTGGCCTTGCCGCGTCCGCGCGGTCCCGGGTTCGGTTCAATGCCCTCGGTAGTTAAGTCGCGCCCAGGGACCCGTGCTGTAGGCGCCGGTGCGCGCGCGGTGACCGGGACGATGTCGATGGTCGGCGGGTGCTCTCCGTGGCGCCAATCGTCGGCCACGATGTCGATACTGGGGGGCGACGATCCATGGCGCCAATCAGGCGGCGCGATTTCCTCGCGAATGCCACCGACGGGTCCAATGGGGACATGGATGGCCTCGTCGTCACGGCCAAACCAACCGGACGGGTGGGCGAAGGCCGGGGCGATCTGGGCAATCATGCCAGCCTCGGTGTCAGGGACGAGCCAAGCCGCCAGGCCCTCGTCGACCGCGGCGGCGGCCCGTCCAAGAAGTGGGATGAGCTCGTCGGCGGCCAGGGCCAAACCAACGATGGAAGCCTTCATCTCCGCCGCCGTGTTGTACGCGTAGTGAGCGTCGACAGCCGCGTCAAACTCCATGGCCGCCCACTTCCGGTGCAACGCGGCAACGGGTTCATAGATGGCGTCAGCGCCTTCGGCGGCCGCCGCAGCGTCGGCGAGGCCGGCCTCAGCGAGGCGCTCGGCCACGGTTGAAACGGCAGCGGTGCGCTCAGCCGTGATGAAGTTCTCCAAGCCGAATGCCCTCTTGTAGAACTCCTCTGCGGCCTCGAGGCTGCGGCTACCGTAGGAGTGGAAGACGTGCTCCGCCAAAGCCGCGACGGTCATCGCGACGTTGACGGGGTCGCTGTAGGCCTCGCCCATGGGCTCGCGATCGACGTCAACGACGCCGTCGATCTCGAGAACGCGCTCAACGGCAGGCCCCTCGACGTGGCCAGCGCCAATGGCCGCAGTGATGCTGTCCAGGTCGTCGGTGGTGAGGCCATAGCGAGCGCACCAGGCGGCCCGCGTCGAATCGTCGGGTTGAAGGACGAGGCCGGACGGTTTCCAATCGCTGACGTCGCGCGAAGCCTCCGCGACGCGGCGCTGATCCGTCTGGCCCGCGCTGACGATGAGCATGCGCCGACAAATGGCGCTGACGACGGGATCGTGTCCGGCCAAATTGATGAGCCCAAGGGCCGTGCCGCGAAGCGTGCTGCGCAGTCTCTTCTCAGACGTCGCGTTGACTGCCTTTGTCCACGTCGTCTTGGCCAAAATGCGACCGCATTTCGGCGTCCACACGAGACCGCGGCTGGTCGGGCAAAACCATCCGGAACAGAACTCAACGTTGTCAGCGCCGACCTGCCGAGCGTCCGGGATGAGGCCGTACCGCCGGAGCGAGGACTCGTACGCTGCGAAGTCGAGGTCGCCTTGATACGCGACGACGCAGTCGTCGCCGAGCACCATGACGTGAACGCGACTCGCGCCGGCCGAACGCGCGGCGGCGATGTTGACGGCAGCGTTGATGATGGAATTGCCCAC